GCTACATACTCAGCAAGTTTACAGTCATTGTCTTGACCACTGTAATGTACACTTCCCCATTGACTAGAGTGCAAATCAAACTTGCTTTTCAGTAGTTCTATCTTTGTTTCTATCTGCTTTCTGATTGGAGACTGTGACAGATAGCTTTCAAATTCCTTCTTAAACCATTTTACTTTTTTAGAATCTTCTGAGTTCAATTTAACCGCCTTTCTAGCCTTTTTTAGACGCTTTTTCTACTTTCCAATAATTATATCATTTTCAGTATTTTTAAAGCGTATACGCAAGGCTAGAGGTGTCTATCTCCATTTCATTGAGTTTCTGTCAAATGTTTTACCTTCATCTATGTATTCGTCCATCTTTTCAATGAATACTCTGGAATCGGGAATCAATACATCACAGATTACCGAACTCCTAAAGAAGTCTACACATTCGACAATTGTCTGCTTGCTTGAATCCAGTACTCTGTTTCGCATTTCTTCACTCAAACCATTGTCATAGTCCAGTGCATCTATGAAAGCTACACACGCATGACTGTAGTCGTCTACTGCTTGATAGATTACATTCATGGCTACTGACTCCCAAGGGTCGCCCGTGTATTTCAAATCACGCTTCACTCGGAACTCCCCTCACTAAGAATCCGTTTCTGATTACACACCGTTCATCGTATTCTTTGCATGTACCTTTTCCGTATACATGGTTTATGTATCTGATGGCTTTATACATATCCTTGTCGTTTCTGAATGCAATCAAGCACTTGTCTTCATACAGACTTACACATATAGCGTCACAATTCTTAATTGCAGTAGGCAGCTTTGCATCATCTTTCAATGCAGCTTCCATCGCTAACTTCTCGTCTACGTAACATACAGAAATTTCCATTGTTTATCTCCTTCTTGTAATGATTATCCCAATAATGGCAAATGTGATTGTTAGGGCAGACAGAAACAGTAGGCTTGCCATTGCCATTCTTACTAATTTCCATAAAACATACATTTCTATCCCTAAAAAATCTAAAATTATCATTTTTCTGTAGGCAGTGAATCATTCTTCCACTTTTGATTCTGCAATTGTCAGCGATTTGAACTTGTCGTCGTTTTTGGTGCCTTTAATGCATCTGTTTTCTTGCTTTTTATACGCATCTAAGTACCATTCGTCTTTATCGCCGTTGTATGTAAGCTCGTAATACATTCCATCGTGCAAATCTGTACTCATGAGATACTTCCAGTTCTGTAATGTCTTGCACTTCCATACCATGTATGGCTCTGCATCTTCACAAGCCTTTTCTAAGTTATATTTTTCCTTTACGTAATTTCTTACGATATCAAAAGCAATATCATCTCTGATTTCTTTCATATTATCTCCTTAAAAATATGCAGTCCTTTGCCCTCTCGGACTGCTTGCCAGTAGGTTCCCTTTATCTTTTTATAAACTCAGCATAAGCCATGTCTTTTCGACTATATGTCCTGGCACCCTAGAGTTGCGACCTCTCTCATAGTTACGCTATTCCTTGTTAATCTTTTCGAGAATCCTTAATCACGTCTTCGGCTTTCTTTATATTTTCTTCTGTTACTTGAGAAGAAATCATCATCTGATAGCAAGTCTTTTTTGATGGAAGAAATAGTGAGAAAGTCAACGATACTATTGTGACAATAAACCATTTCTTAAAAAGATTGGTCAGTTTTTCTTCATTAGTGTCTTCATCACACACTCCCCAAAGAAGAACCACACATAAAATAGCCAACGGGAAGAGACAACACATTATTTTCAAGTTGCCAATTACATCGACAAGGTAGAAAAGCCACGGGTTGATAATTGGTGTCATAGTCCTAACTCCTTTAATGTGTATTCCTTATTGAGTTCCATGCCTTTATACATTGTATTTCCTTCAAACCATGGCAGATTTATATATTCTTGTGTATCCTTCTTAACTATAATGCGAATGTAATGATTACCTATCATGTAATCATCCTTAATCTTTGCAATTCCAGTAACGTAATTTTTGAATGGCTTAATAACTGCTGAGAGATATTTTCTTTCTGCATCATTCAGTACTGGTTCTTTATATTCTGATAAAAGCCATTTATAAACATATTCTGCACACGGTGTACAGTGGTCACTATCGCTTCCACAATAACTAAATCCTGTAATGTCGTAAATCATTCTCTCCATTTTGCATGTATCAAGCCGAGCAATTACTTCTTTTTTATACTTTTCAATGTTTAACATAAGTCTAGTTTTCCTCTTGTTCTCCTTCTTTATCTTTTCTCATCTCTATAGCTATTGACGTTGTGTGAGTATCATTAAACTCCATCGCAGAAAGAATTTTTCTGTCTCCGTAGTCTTTTTTTTACTTTTTTAAATTTAAACAAGCCTATAGGCCTTGCCGAAAAGATTCCGAATGGACACATTTCTTTACATTCAAGCAATTCGATAGTTTTGTACTTTGGTTTAAAGTCTTTAACAAGGATCCCTTTAACACCATATAATAATTCATGTGAATTGTTCATGCTGCCTCGTACTCCTTTACAAGTTTCTCCATAATTTCCTTGCCTTTGGTTTCTGCTTCTTCTTTTGTTTTAAAGCAATTACCTACCTTCCAGTGAAGCAAATCGCCAATTGACGAATTAAACTCATTGTCAATTGCTTGGTTCCACGCAATTGAGTACCACCAATATTTATATCCTTCACTAGGTTTCCAAGGTTTTGGTACTGCTTTGTACTTGCCACTTAAAAGCAAATCAAGCATTAATGTTACTTTCCCCGATAAATTATTTGCTTTGCTAAAAAGCCCATCTTCTGTAATTTCGAACAAAGCATCATCTATTGTTTTTTCATGAGAGCCTATAATTCTGAACTCTTGTCCTAGTTCAAGCCCTAACATTTCTGCAATCTGTTTGTAGTAGTTCATTTTCCTTTAAATTGTCTCTGTAGTTCTAACGCTTTAGCTAATGCTTCCTCATTAACTGGTGTAGAGACAATATCTCCTTTCTCTTGTTTCTTCATGTAGTCGGGCATTTCTACCTCATTTGTTCTGTAGCTATTCTGCAATGTATAGAATGTCTGCCAGTTATGTTCAACACTCTGATTAACTATCTCAATTCTTACCGAATCAATGTCAGATAGCTGTTTCAGATTGTTTAACGCAAGTTTAAACGCATATTCTGTTTGAATTGGTTTCTTGATAGACTTACGCATGTCTAGAAATGCTTTTAATGCTTCTTTTAGCTCTTCGTTTTCAGTAAAAGAATCAATCATTCCATTCAAGTCTGCTTTAGCTGACTTCTTTTTCTTCTTTGTATCTATCTCTATATCTTCTCTACTCTTCTCTATCTCTTTCTCTTTCTCTGTGTTACATTTTGTTTCAATGGTGTTTCCTTGTAACGCAGAAGCGTTACATTGTAACAATTTCTGTGCTTCTCTATGCTTTCTAACACGCTCTGTGACTGCACTTTCACTACCGACCATTTCAGTCAGTCGTGTCAGTTCTACTTCTGAATCTGTAACGATAAGCAAACCTTTCTTTTCAAGGTAGCTAATTGTTACTTGTACATCATCTGCACTTTCATTGATGTCTAATGCAATCTCATCACAGATAGTATCTTCAATTCCTTCATAGAACAGTTTTCCATCATCTTCCATAGACTTTAGAAGCATCTTCAAGTAAATGATTGTGTATGTGTCTCCACCAGCAATCTGTCTTAATCTCTTGATTGTCTTATCTTCAAAGAAGTCTTTAGGAAGTTTTAACCAGTAATATCTTTTTGCCATTATTGGAACTCCGAAAGAACATCTTCGAAATCATCTAACAGATGGCTTTCATACTCTCTGAAAAACTTGTCATCAAGTACTTCGAAATTATCTACAGAGTCTAGTGTGTATGAAATCATTCTTGACAGGTTTTTCTGTAGTCTGCAACGGAACAAATCAATTGTTTCTTCTCTAGTCATGACTGTTTCTCCGTGAGTGCGATAAGAACATCTAACAATTCTTTTCTACTGACTGACACACTGCGATTGTTTACGATTCTCATACCTTTGTATTCCAAGATATTAAGATTGAGAACATCTTTTTCCTGGCTGATATAAATTCTTTGATTGCTATTAACTGCTTTAATTGAATACTGTTTAATCATGTAATCTGTACACTCCGTAATAGGAGTTCTTTCCTTTCTTCATTTCCATGCGAATGTCATGACCTTGCTTTCTCAAGTCAAACACGACTGCTGATAATCTAGTGATATTGAATTTGTTGAACGCAATCATGCTTGTAATGTATTCATGACACTGCAAATACTGCAATACTTCATCTTTCTGAGTAACTTTCTTCATAATATTCATTTCTACCCACTTTTCAGCTCGTTTTAGGGGGTATTCATATATCAGATGAACAATTAACCATTTGAATAGAAACACCCCTTAAATCGGCTTTAAAATGGCAAATCGTCCTCCGTGATATCTGTAGGTACTGAGCTTGCAACTTCTGCTCTTGTATATGTCTGCTTAGGTGCTTCTTGTGCCTTTGATACATTGCCAGTCATTTCAAAGTGGTCTACAACTAAACCAATGTTGTTTTTCTTTCTTCCACTTTCGTCTGTAGTCTCATATGCATCTACATGTGCTTCGATAATTACATAGTCTTTCTTGTGCAGATACTGCTCTGCAAATGATGCATTTCCACCATTCTCTCTGTCCCATGCAGTGAGTGGTACGAATTTCCAGTCCTTGCCAATCTTTACAGACAGACTTACTTTTGCTTGCTTCTTGCCACTCTGTGTTACATAGATTTTTGGGTCATTTCCTAAATAACCGCTGATAATTAATTTATTCATTTTCTGTTCTCCCTGATTGTTACTTCCACTCTTGGATTCTCTTTATCAAAGGCAACTGTATAGTGCAGTAGGTTGATATATTTCGTTGAATCATCGGGAAACACACCACACTTCACAAGTCCGTCTTGAATGCCCTTTACACAGAAGCTGATATTGTCTAAATCTCTTCTGTGGTTTGCTTCAACAAACGTAACCCAAAGTTCACATGGATTTGTATGCTTGTGCAGTTTGCCTAAGTCACAAGCCATGATTGCACTTGCAATTGTCTTTTCTTCTAACTGTCTTTTCAGCGATGCTGCATGATACATATTTCCACGTTCAGTAGAAATATATTCATTCAGACTTACCAATCGCCCACTAATCACTATCGTATCGAGACCACTCTCGTACGGTTGCAGAGTCATTAAGTCGCAACTGTAGTTTGAGTGCGTTGATTTTTTCTCCGAGCGTTCTGTATTTCGTTTCCGCACAGTCCCTCTTAAATCTCTTTTCCGCAATTTCTTCGTCTCCTACTAAGAACTGGCTAATAAAAGTAATCTTCATTCCACTAGCCATTTCTATTAATGCTTTCTTTCGATAGAGTACCTTGTAGTCTCTATCAAGTTCAGCGAGTCTGATTCCCGCCTTTTCATAATTGTCAATCGTGTTGTTAAGTTCTTCTGTGAGCTCTTCCCCACGATTCATCAAGTCGATTCCATCTAATGCCATAGGCTTGTTCTCCCAATACTTTTTAAAGCTTCGTTTCTTGCAAATATTGCTTCATCAATTGTCTTAAAACTCCCTACATGCAATTTGACGATATCTACTTCATACCCATATTTCTTTTTATATATGTATTTATGACCTGTTTTTGATGTACATATATTTCTTGAATGTCTCATATTTACGCTAGAATAATTTGTATTTTCTTTTTGAGTGCACCATTCCAAATTTGAAACTTCGTTATTTTTACGGTTGAAGTCTTTATGGTTTACGACAGTCCTACTTTTTTCTATTTCTAAAAAATGTTCTGCCACCAATCTATGCACATAGAAGTTCTTTCTTTTCCCAAATTTTCTAAGACCGACTATAAGATAACCATTCCCATTATCAGTTGGAGTTACATAAGTAGGAGTTTCCCTTTTCCTATGAATATGACCATTCCACTCCATTAACGATTTAACTCTTCCGCAATTGCTTATTTCGTAAAACCCCTCATAATCATGTATTTCTTTAAAAATTTCTCTCATATCACAAATAGTTTCGCTTAAAAACTTCCATAAATTTCTCATGCCCGTATCGTCTTTCAAATTGTTCTTGAGCTTGTTGTTTAAGTGTCCTCAATACTGCTTGACCTTCTTTCGTTTGGTGCAATCTCATATGTACTTCATGATTAAGCAAGCACCAGCAACCCCATTTTTCGCTTTTATCTCTGAAAGCATTCAAGAATACGTGGTGTTTATCTAAGTCATAGGTTCTTCCAGTGAGATAGCATTTCTTAACGATTTGCCCATTCTCATACTTCTGCATTATGCTTTGTGCCATATGTCAATATGTCCTTTATCAACTGTTCTCCATTGACTTCATCTACTTCAAACAGATTTCCGTATGATTTCTTCGGTAGAAACATGCACGCTAGGCTTTCAACCTTTACGTCATATGTCTGTTCAAGTGCCATCTTGTAAAGTGTCAACTGCAAACTTAAATACTTTGGATAGTACTTAGATGTAGTCTTGTAGTCCATCAGTGTTTTCTTGCCATCTACAGTTCCATAGAAGTCGAATTTGCCCGCATAAAGTGCTTTACCGTCTCTTACATAGGCAACTGGAATTTCTTGCATTTCTGCCCTTATTACGTGCTCTTCTGCAAGGCTCTGATATCTTCTCAGTGCAAGTCCTTCAAATGACTTTCTGTCTACGTCTGTCTCTTCGCCTTTGTTCCACTTCTCAATCATTTCATGGACTTTGGTTCCATAGCTTGCCGCACGTTTCAGTGTGTCTGAATTGATTCCTTTGTACATGCTCGGCATCCATATCTCATGGATTAGAGTGGTCACACTCGGTGTAATCACTCCATCCACAAGATAAGTGTGAGTTTCTTCTATAAATTCAATCATTGTATGTGATGCGTACAGACGCTTTGACCGTTGACGACTTGCAATAGTCATCAAAGATGTTGTCTTCCTTCATCTTCTTTGTATCTGCTACAACTCTCTTGCTTTCGGGAACATAAGTGAATGTGACTACATCATTAGAGAATTTCTTGATTCCATGTTCTTCCATGGCTTTCAATAATGATTCTTTCATTTCTCCTTCAATCTGCTTTGCTTCTGCAATCTGCAACTGTAGGTTTCTTAATTCTTCGACTGCTTTCTGTGCCTTTTCGCCTAGCACGATTTCATTGTCTTTTGTTGTGATGTCTAGCATGATTCTTCCTCTGTCTTGACTGGCTTCTTCAACTGCTCAATTGCTTGTGATGCTTGTGTGACTGTCAAATCTTCCAGTCTCTTTACCTTGTAGAATTCCATCATTTTAGTGACACGCTCTGCATCGCCTTTTTTGAGGATTGCGACCTGTGCCTTTGAAGCTAATCGCTTTCCATTGTCTGCCACTAGAGAACCTTTTTCGTCTGGTCTCACTCCGCTTCTCTTGTCTAGGTCATCTTCTACTGCGAGGTCATAGGCTTCAACATATAGATAACGACGCATATATGTATGAAGTGAACCTAGATTCTGAATTGCGGTTGCACCTCTGACAATTGCATCAGCAGTTTCGCTCTCATAAACCAAGCCTTTAGATGTATCATCTGTATCAACGATTTTTAATACTGCCTTTTCAATCTTCACACCGTCGGGATTGTATGATGTGATGATTTGAAACTGTGTAAATAATCCGTATTTTGTATTAAGTTCATTCAGCTTTGGTAAGAAATCCGTCAACTGTAAATAGTTGAATTTAGCAAAATCATTCTTTCCGCTCTTTGAATCAACGCTCTTTTGCAGCTCACATTTGACTGCTTGCATCTTCTGATAGATGTTCATTTTCTCTGCCATCAGTTCATTCCTTTCTTGCACTTTGCAAATGCTCTTTCAGTGATTTCAAATAGTTTCTGTGCAGCATTCTCGGATGAAATGAAGCCATCTTCATCATCGGATAATGAATTGGCAATACCGCCAAGCAAAAACATCTTAAATTTACTGTCTATTTCTTCTCTATCAAATCCCATGTTGATGCCTTCATCTAATGTTTTGTATCTCAGTGCAATGACGGCATAGCAGAGTTCTTTTACCAACTTGTTTGATGCTCCATCTATTGTGACTTCTGTTTTGTTTACTTTAATCATTTCAATACCTTCTCCATTTCTTCTCTGACTTCATCAATTGATTCTTGATTTGAGATATCCTTATCCAACATTTCTCTAAGGAATCTCTTTACTTCTTCTTCGGGAAACACGAATCCTTTTCCAATCTTGATAGCGTGGATAAGACCCGCATTTCTCAGATTGTCGATTTTGTTTCTGTCTGTGTGTAGTTCTCTAGCTAAATCGCTTGTACTCCATGTGAGCATTGTGTACTCCTTTCTTGTTGCCTTTTATCCAACATCATAGGCAAAAAAAATTGATAAAATTTCTTTGTTGCTTAGTTCAAGGCACTGAATCATTCTATGAATCTCTGCCAAAGTGAATTGAACTTTGCCATTAATCTTTTTGGATAAACTGTTTTCGCTCATATTAACCATATAAGCGAGCTTTTCTTGAGTTAATCCACGTTTCATAATAGCTGCCTTCAAAGATGTTTTATCTAAATGCGTATAAGAAAAGACATTTTCTTTCTCATCTAAAACCATGATAACTTTCTCCTTTCTTGTTGTCTTTCTACCAACAACCACAGATTATCACTTTTTTGCTATTCAGTCAACATTTATTTCAACTTTTTGGCACAAATCTTCAAAAGTCGGTTATAATGGTCTCACAAAGAAAGGAGGTGTGAATATGAATATAGAGCAAGATTTTGGGGCAAGAGTCAAATATTTAAGAACAAGAAAAGGATGGACGCAAGGCGACTTAGCTAAAAGATTAGGCTACACGAATCGAGCTACAGTTTCCAAAATTGAAAAAGGCGAGCGAGGGATAAAAGCAAATATGGTTCCACTCATTGCAGATGCACTAGACGTTTCCGTTTCTTATCTATTATTTGGTCAAGTGGATAAGGAAGAAATAACGCTAGAAGATATGGAACTGCTAAAGGCTTATTACCGTGCACCACCGCATATTCAGCGAGCTATCAAAGAAATGCTTAAGAACGATTAGAGGACAATAAAATGAAATTACGCAAAGAAAAATACATAGTAGTGACCGAGAAGAACAACCATTGATGGAGACGGGATTGAGACCTTCCGAGGTTTCAGCACTCCAAAGAGAAAACATTGACTTGACACACAATGTTATAAAAGCAAGACGTTCCATAAGAAGTTCCAACACGGAGGAGTACACACTTGGAAAAACGAAAACAGAATCAAGTGTGAGAGACGTTCCAATGACAACGAACTGCCATCTGACAATAGCCAGTCTTTTGGAAATGTCACATGGAGAGCAGTTCTTGTTCACAGACTATCAAGGGGAACTGCTTACAACTAAAAAAATAAGCCAACACCTGAACACTGTTACAAAGCGTCTAGGCATTGACTTCCACTTATATATGTTGCGTCACAGATTCTCGACCAAGCTAGTGACTGCAAACGTAGACCCACGTACAGTAATGGAACTCATGGGGCACAAGAATTTCAGTATGACAGTATCATATGCACGCTCAGATGATGAGAAAAAGATTACTGCAATGGAAGAAAATGTGAAGGGAATTGTTTACCAATCGTAACATTTTCAGTTATTCAACGAGACAAAAAATAAATATTTTGGTAGAAATTGGTAGAAAAATCTTCTACTTTAGTAGAAGTACAAATAAAAAATGCGTAAATATGCGTGATTTCAGATGTCGTCGAATATCTGTTTTACATTGTTGAATGTCACAACAGATAGAGATAGCACCTACAAACAGCATAAATACGCTAATATCTGCACTTCCAGTCTCTACTTCTGCTTGTACTTGCAGACACTTGCTGATGCATTTTGGTAGATTTTGGTAGAAAAAGAAAAAAGTAGAAAAAGAAAAGAGGACACTCATTTGAGTGCCCTTTTTTCCAATGTTAGTTAGGTAAAAATGTTAGTTGGAATTTCGTGCGTAACTTGTTCATTTGATTGTTAGGAGTCTTTTAGGTATTAATTTCGAATGAACTTTTTCTGCACATCAATATTATACCACAAAGCAAAAAACCACTTTTCAGTGGTTCTTGCCGAAAGGAGTTTTATAAGAAAACATACAGAAATAAGTCCAAAACTGTATGAAGCCCAGTAGCAATTAAGGGTATTGCATTGCTACCCCTATATTATACCACAAAGTAAAAAACCACTTTGCAGTGGTTCCTTACTATATCATAGAGGTGTAAATAAAATGACCAAAAACTATTCCAGCCATATGTATTATACCACAAACAGAAAAAGAGAAGGATTGCTCCCTCTCTCTTTCCCATAGTTAATCATCATTGTATAGTTGGAAAAACAACTACATAAATATATTAACCTAGCCAAAAATATTTTACAACAACTAATTCTATTTTTTATATAATTCTTGGTATCTGAGAGCTTGCTCACGTTTTTCGATTTGTCTCTTGTGCAGATAATCATAGATAGCTAACATGTCAGAAGAAATAGAAACATTTTTTTGTTTTAACCCATTAATTATTTTCTCTGTTGCATCATGTAACATCTGCATATGCTTTTCTTCTTGCAATGAGATTGTATATAAAGTTTCTGCAAGTTCAGGGTATTTGTCTTTCACTTTTACTGCCCACTTTGCATAATGTTTACTATCACAAATCTCATCTTCCATCTGCTCTGCTAATTGTTTTATCAGTTCCATAGCTACACCACCTTTTTTTAATTAATAAAATAAACTTTTCCATTATTTTTCTGAGCATATGTCAATCTGTCGTAATTATATTGAGAAATTTCTACATGTGCAGTTGCTCCGCTTACACCTTGCTCTCCTCTAGGTCCTTGTGGTCCAGTAGCTCCAACTGGTCCTTGAATACCTTGTGGTCCTCTTGGCCCAGTTTCTCCCTTGTCGCCTTTAGGACCTTTAATGTATCCTAAGTCGATTCTAGTTCCCATAAGTTACTCCCAAATAACGTACAAGTGCCCATCTGTCCCTACTTCAAATGATGGTGTATCGCCTTTTTCTCCTTTTACACCTTGAGGTCCTTGTGCACCAGTATCTCCTTGAATACCTTTCTCGCCTTGTACACCTTGAGGCCCTTGTGGTCCTACGTCTCCCTTTACACCCTTTACTGCTTTGAAAGCAAATGAAAGTGTTGGTGCTGCATCTGTTCCGCCTTTAGTAACTGTAACGCTTGGAGTTCCTACTGTAGCGTCTACCGTAGCAGTTGCAGTAATCTTTGGTGTAGCTCCAGCTGGTCCTTGAATGCCTTGTGGTCCTTGTTTACCAGTGTCTCCAGTCTCGCCCCTTAAACCTTGTGGACCTTGTGTACCTTGAACACCTTGTGGACCTCGGTCTCCCTTTGGTCCTTGAATACCTTGAGCACCACTCAAGTCACATACTAGAGAATATGCTTTTGCGTCTTTGACATACAGTTTGCCAGTATCAGCGTCTTGCACAGAGCCAGTGTTAATCATTACAAACTTACCAATTCCCACACCGTCTGTTGCGTATCCATTGTTCATTTCAGATACAGATGAATAGATTTTCGCAATTTTAAATGGTTCTCCTTGTTCGCCCCTAGGTCCTTGGATACCTTGTGGACCTTGAATACCTTGGTCGCCTTTAGGTCCTTGTGAACCTCTAATGTTTCCTAAATCAATTCTTGTTGTTGCCATCTTGTCTCCTTTTATTTCGTTGGGTCGTCATAATACATAATCAAGTTACCGTCTTTATCTAAAATAAATGTAGGAACGATAACACCGCCAGTTTCGCCTTTATCGCCTTTTTCTCCTTTTAAACCTTGTGGACCTTGTGCACCAGTATCTCCTTTTATTCCTTGTGGTCCTTGTACCCCTCGGTCTCCTTTTTCCCCTTTATCTCCCTTGTCGCCCTTGAGACCTTTCTGCCCTCTCAATGGCATGGAGTCATAAGTATTTCCATCTTCCACTGTGATATGCATCGTGGAATCATCTTTAAATTCGATAGATTTGATACCGTACCCTCTGTCTCCCTTGTCTCCTTTATCGCCTTGGTCGCCTTTTTCTCCGTTGTAGTACTTGAACTTGCTTGTATTGCCATTTGTAAGTACAACTGCAAATTCGTTTTCTCCACCGTTTTCATGCGATAATTTTGTCTGAGTAACAGATAGCACACCAGTTCCAAAGATTTCGTTTACTTCTACATCGACTGCATGTTCAGTCTGTGTAGCACTCAAATAAACTTTTCTATCTTCATTCAATACTGTTACATTTACTTGTGTACTATCTTTGGTTGAATCAATTGCAAAGTCTCTATCTTCATTCAATACTGTTAAATTTACTTGTGTACTACCTTTGATTGAATCCATTACCAAGTCTCCTCGTGAATTTCATCAATTACCTTTTCACTTGTATAGTCTGTACTTGAAACAGTACCGTCTTTAAATTTCAGTTTAATCTGCCATTTGACACTACCTTTTGAGAACATGGCAGTTTCTTCTTGTGACAGTGTGAAGTAGCAGCCCGTACTCGTGAAACCACTTCTTCCATCATTGTCAGAAACATGCTTTGCGAGCATGACACCCGAAGATGTCTGCTCGAATGCCAAGCAAACATCTTCGACGTTTTTCATGTCCGAAATAGTAATGTCGTATGTTGGTGTTGTTCCACGTCTCATACGCTCTCCTTACTTCTTGCCTTTATTTACTAGAGCCTGCAATGAGCTGATTCTAGTATTATGGCTACTTACAGTTGAATTGTATAAACTCTGCAACTGTGACTGAGTCAAACCGCTTGATGTCTTAGATGCACCTTTGTTGATAGCTTTCAATGCACCACTAAAGTCAAACGTAGGAGTTTCCTCGGCAGTAGCACTGCTTGATGAACTTCTGCTTGAGCTTCTTCTAGACCCACTGGAACGTCTTGAACTGCTTCTAGAACGTCTACTGTAGCCACTTGATGAACTTCCACTAGATGAATCATCGTCATCGCTAGTTTTTTGCACTTTCAAACCTAGCAGCTTTTCTACTTGTTTAGATGTAAGTCCAAACTGAGTGATATTGTCATAGTTGAAAGAACCGTCTCTGATTCCTTCCTTGAAACCTTCAAGCACTCCATCTTCTTCCATCTGAGCAATAATCTTTTTTGCTCTGGAATTATAGACTGCCTTACCGTCTTTCTTGTCGGCTTTGATAGTCCTGTAGTTAGCAAATGTTCCATAGTCGATATCATGTGCAGTCAGTGCATCAGCAAACTTCTGATTTGCTTCTAAATCGCTGAATGTATCATCACGTCTTTCGTCATCAGACTTAGACTGATATCCAGTAAGCAATCCGTTATCCAAATCATCTAGCTTGTCTTCATACTGTTGCTGAGACATTTTTACAACTGTGCTTGACAGTCCAACATTGTACAAGTCATTAATCATTCCTTGCTTGTACAAGTCCATAACGTTGTCATACTTCCCAAGAGTTTCTAACAGTCGTCTGTTTCTCAAAGGTTTAGAAATAGAAATTGCATTTCCATTATCATCAGTATCTGCTTGCTGACTTTGCAGATATTTTGACAGATATACTGGAATACCACTCTTGTCTAAAGAATCTACTGTTTTAGTTGCATCTGTCAGCACAGAATCAGCTTCACTCGGATTTGTACGCTTATACAGTTTAGCCTTTGCTTCATAGAAGTAATGGCTCTTGATTTTCCCTAGCAGTTCAGCTACTTGCGTTGCATCTTCCTTGCTGTTCAAATCATAGCCGCCCAAGATACCACTTTCAAACAAGCTATGCACTTGATTGTTGTAGTTCTTGAGCATGTACTGATTAAGGTCGTGACGTTCCTCGGCATTCATCTTTGTACCTTGAATTGATGAAGATACATATGGAAGTACGTTAGAGTCTCCACTCTTTTCTGCAATCTTTTCTAGCTTGTTAGTGTAGGAATCTCCTTCCTTGCCATATGTTTTGTCATATGACTTGTATGTACCAATACTTAAATAAGTATATAAGGCACGCAAGATAGGATTGTCTCCACCAACGTTTTCTACATCATTACCGTAAACATCTACTTGATTCTGTAGGTTTGCAGCCATGAAAGGAATTGCAGTCTGAGCAGAGTTAAGAATCTGACCTACAGTGTTGTCATCATAAGTACTCTTTTTGTACTGATTCAGTACTGTATTGATATGCTTTCCCGCACTTGGAAAGAACTGAGTAATGTATGTTTTTAAAACATTCGTAATAGCCTTTCCAACTACATCTGCATCTTTATCATCGTAGTTTGTACTTCCACCAAGTTGTTTTAGAGTACTTACAAGTCCACTCATGAATGATGCATTAACGAATGGGTCTGCAAGGTTTGAAACTGCATCAAGAGAATCTGCTAAACTGAATCCTTTCTCTGTCATAATCTTCATTGCAGTTACACCAGTAAACAAAGGTACATTCGCTACAGATAACCATGACAATGAGTATGTTCCATTAGGAAGATTCAAAGAGTAGGACTGTTTTCCTCTGCTTTCTTCAAAACTGTCTTTATCATCGTCTCCAGTAGTTCCGTTCAAGATTCCTTGTGAGAATAGATATGCACCCAATACCATGATTGATGAGCCAGTCATACCTTTAGACAAGTGTCTGATTGCTTGGTCAGCAGTGCATCTGCCACTCTGAACACCTTTAGTCATTTCGTATACACCCTTCAAAAGACCGATAGGACTGTATGTAACAGAGTTCTTAGCGATATTGATAGGTGTTTTTGCAAATGGCATCACGGCATTAGCAAATAGAGCTTGAATAGGGCCTCGTTGTTTAAATTTATTAATAATTTCGGCTGTTCCGCTTGCTTGGTGGAATACTGCTTCTTGAGCTTCGATAACGGAGAACTCATTAGCCTTTTCCATCAGTGCGTTTGCTTTTACATCATCTAAAACATTACCGTTTTTATCAGTAAACTTGTAGACAGTTCCATTTTCCCCTTTTTCAATGCTTGCAGTGTATCCCTTTGAATCAATGTATCTAGCCCATTCATTGGCGTAACTGCTTCTAAAGAATGCACTATCTCCAAATACTCCATTGTTTAAAAGCCAGTTTGTAAGTTTTTCTGCATTATGCATGATGCCTACATTGAAGTCTTCTCCAAACACTGCCTTTGCCGCCTTGGCAAGAGCATCGTGTGTCATGTTGCCATTCTCATTGCCTAAGTATTTTTGAAGAATCTTTGATTCTCTTCCTACAAATGTTTCTTCTCTGAAAGCATCTTTAAATCTACTCTTAGCATCTAAATTATTTCCAGTATCTCCTAGTGCATCGCCACTGGCAAATCTACCGTTGAAGGATCCAGTAGCTCCTTCTTCTCCACCGATTTCCTTTAGGAATTGTTCTGCAACTGCTTTATTAGCTTTTGTAGCCTTAGCAAGTGTTCCATCTTCACGTAGGAAACTGCTTTCTGACAGTAAGGCTTTTGCTTTTGCAGACTGATTGTAGGACTCGACTACCATCTTTTGAATAGAGTCAGCATTGTCTTTCAAGAATTTAGTAGTGAAATGACCATTTTTTGTTAAAGCACCTTCTTGTTTAGCTAGTTCAACAAGTTTTGTTCCTACATTATGTTGTAGTCTGTTCTTGAAGTCAGCATTACGGTTCAAAAATGCATCAACATTATCTGCTCCGCCCTTCCATTTCTTGATATCCTTTGCCAGTATACCGTCTGCCTTGACATTACTGTTTTTGTTCATGATTTCTTTCACTGCATTAGCTACAACTTTGTTACTGAAATCATAGTAATATTTGTTCTTGGCATCTGTTAAATCCAGTTCAGCCTTTTGGAAATAACCCGCTTTGTCTAATGCGAGTGAAATTGTACTTGAACCAATATTTGAGAACTTACTTAAATACTCAGATGTCAAGTTACCTACAATGTTACGTAAGTTAGTAGGAACAGAAAGAAGCATGGAGATATTTCGGTAAGAAGTAATCTTATCTCTGAACTTTCTTGGTGTCTGACGAGCCAAGTCTTTTACAATTTCGTCAAACAGTTCGGCTTGTTTAGTACTGTTGTTTTCTGCTGCATCAAACTGTTTCATTAATTCTGCATCAAGCGTCAAGATATGTTCGCCATTCTTGTTTAGACCGTTCTTGTCAATCATTGCTTGTGTGTCTTTTACGAGTTTCTGCAAGTCATAGATTTTTTCTTCTTTAGGCATTGCAGACCACAGTTTTCGCATATTTCGCATCTTGACTGCACTCTTTGACGCTTCTTCCATAACGAGCTTTCTTGCTTCTGTTGCGTTTGTTGCAGAGTCTTGCAAAGCCTTTGTCAGCTCATTATGAATTTCGTTTCCTTCTGCGTCTTTAACAACATAAGAAACTCCATTGTCATCAAAGTTTCTAGTCACGTCTAACCCTTGCTTTTCAAGTTTTGCACGATAGCTATTTTCAATATCTGCCAACTGAATTGTAGCTTCTGTTACATATTCTTGCTCATACTGATGTTCATTGCTTAGATAGCCATCTTTTCTAGTAGACTTGAGCGAATTTTCTTGTGCCTTTTTAATGTCTTTCAGAATTTCATTAGAACTGTTTACATCTAGTTTTCCATCTTTCTTGAACGCATCAATTCTTTCTTGAGCACTCTTTAATGTATCAGCGTCTTTAGCAGTTTCATATCTGAACTCATTGCTTTCAGATGCTTTTCTTGCGTTTGCACGTTGTTCAGCATTTTCTCCATGCTTGCCTTGTGCAGCATCACGAACACCTTTATATGCTTTGGTAATAACATCTTCTGCAACATCTGTAACTGCATCTGCAAGCTGATTGTCAATGTCTTTTCCAGTAAGTTCTTTTGCAGCCTTTTTATTATCTTCACGTACAGTTTCTTTTACTGCTTGCTTTGTCTCTTCTGATGCATTTGATGATTCACGCAGTACATTTCCTAGTTCTGTCTTATTGCCAGTTTCTGATGCTTTCTTGGCACGTTCATTCAGTTCTTGTGCAGACTTTCTGTCAGATTCAAAATCAGTTCTTTCTTGTGGGCTTCTTAGCTTGAAAGCGTCCATGCCTTGCTCATACATTTTTCTTCTTTCAGCTAATACTTGGTTCTTCTGTTCGTTAGTCATGCCATTAGGGTCTGTACCTAAGTCAATCGTATCAGTGTCAGTCTTTACTTTTTTCCTCGAACGAGTTACCTCGCCAGTCTGATATGCATATTCGTGGTGCTCACGACGGTCTTTGAAAAACTCTTCCTTTTGTTCGTTAGTTAATCCCTTTGGTTCATTAGGTAATTCAGTATTTAGCACTAATGAGCCATCGTCTACATTTGTGCTCTGAGTGGAATCAGACGGTTTTACTGTACCAGTTTGATAAGCGTTGTTTGGATTTTCTTTACGTTCTTTGAGAAATGCTTCTTTCTGTTCGTTAGTTAATCCATTTTGCTCAGAAGGTAATTCTGTATTAAGCACTAATGTACCATCTTCAACACTTCCTTTTTGAGTATCTTCTAATGGTGTTGCTTTGTCCGCAACATATGCATTGTCTACTTTTAATGCGTAACCTTTTTCCAAAGTTTGACGTAATGTTTCGTCTAAGTTTATGCTTTTATCTTTTAGAACTGAATTATCAAACGTAATTCCATTGTCGCCATTAACTTTCGCAATAACTTTTTCTCCATTGATATTTACATTGTCTGCAAACTCAACTGCAAGATTATTGTCATTTACACTCTTGATGAAAGCATTTGTCTGCTGATTTGTTCTTTCATTTCCGATAGCATTTCTGATTGCTTCTGCTTGGATATCTCTAGCATATCTTCTGAATGTTTCGTTACTGTTGTTGACCATGTAATCAGAAACTACACCATTGTCATGGTTGATATTGTATTGTGTCTTGTCAATGATACTCTTTGAAGTACTGTCTTTTGTAATTCCGTAATTCTCTTTTGCGAGATTGTAATCACTGACAACACGTCCAAAATTCTTTTCTGTTTCTGTTCCATGTTCTTGAATGAATTTATTATTTTCTGACCTTGCCTTTGCCTTGCTTGCAGTATCTGCAATTGAGTATGGTGCGTTAGCAAGCAATGCACTTGCACTACCCATGATGCCTTGTTTAACCAAGTCTCCACTTGTAATGGATTCTCCAAGTCCCTTAGTGCCTTGCTTGAATCCTTCTCCAACACTGTTAGCAGTTAGAATCTGATTGATGTATGGTTCTAGAACACCGCCAGCCACTTCTTCAAGACCTTCTTCAAGAATGTCGTTGATGTTCAGCTTCTGATAACCTGGAATGACTTTATCCATCATTTCAGTTCCAACTTCTTTACCCGCACTAGCTAAAGCATAAATATTTGCACGGGCGAATAGGTCGTTGCTTACATCTGAATACTTTTCAGCGTTCTTCTGTGCCATGTAGTTGTTCATAGCACTAGACATTTCACTTCCGTAAACGTTAGAAGCCATCAAGCCTAAAGTGCCTAATTTTCCTACACCACTGAGACCTAATAAAGTCTGAGGTAGCATGTTACCTACTGATGAGAAAGTCTGACCGATAGCATTACTGTAGACAGAGTTATTGTCTTGCATTGCCTTGTCAGCCGCAGCAGTAGCATTGTACATATCTTGTGCAAAGCCACCCGCTTTATCTTGCAGTGTATTGCTTCCTACAATTCTACCTACTGTAGCTAATGCATTTGCGGGAGACTGCAATCCACTTGATACTGCATTTTCTACACCTTTTACGTAAGATGCATTTGTGTCAGCAATTACTCCTAGCAGTGCATTTCTATCCAAGTTCTTCTGAATAGTCTCACTGCTTTCAGTAGCTTTCTTGTTCAGTCTGCTTACTTGTGTAGCATCATTCAGATTGATTTTATTAGTCTTTTTATTCTTCCAAGTAGGATTGTCTACTTGGCCGTTTCTAGAAAGTGCAGTCTGTACATCTGCCAAATCAATATTTGCTTGACTGTTTTCATTCAGTCTCTTCTGACGCAGTTCACTGTCTGTAAAGTTTTCCTTAACTGTCTGTGCTTGTTTCTTTACTGCATTTGAAACAGTTTCTTTTGCTTTGCTTACAGATTCCTCTGTTTTAGCTTTTCTCTGCTTGTATACTTCATTCTGTAACTGTGCCTTTTTATCCGCATCGCTAGTCTTGTTGCCATTACGCATTGCATTTTGGTCAATAGATGCTTTGATAGACTTGTCAATTGAATCATTGCCACTCTTGTATGTTTTGCCTTGTTGCAGATTCTGATGATTCTGTGCAATCTTTGCAGACCTTTCAAGCATCTTCTGATTAGTACTGTCGATGCCAGTTTTTACTTTAGTCTGAATATTAGCTGATGACCCGCCAATCTTCCAGTCTGATTTCTTAGGCTTTGTTGCATACTGAGATAAATCCTCTTGCTTTGAAGGGTTGTTATTATAGTTTGATGTTGCCTTTACAGTAGACGTATTTCCTTTGGCATAGTTAGAAGAAGAACCCCCACCGCTTTTCGCAGTAGGGGTATTTTTTGGAGATTCAGATGACTTATTATTATTTTTTGTATTTTTCTTTTCTAGACTTTTCTTGTACTGTTCATTCTTGACACTACTGTTGATTTTAGTCTTAGTACTAGGGTCGTAGAATCCCGCTCCTCCGCCCCAGTTAATCTTCTTTGATTTCTTTTTCGCCATGAGAACCTCCTATTTGTATGTTCCGTTTCTTCTTACGTATCTTTGATTCTGTGCAGTCTTATGCATGTTGTTACGCATCTGTCTTGCAATTGTTCTCATTCGTGCATAAGGACTGTTCTGTTTCATCGGAGAAACACCAACAACTGGCTTGATTGGACTAGATGTCATATCCTAAGCTCGCAAGTAATCTAGCATATGCGGATACACCATCTTTAGTAGTTCCACCATTTGTATTAGTTGGTGTAGCAAATGCTCCATTCATTGTATTCAGTGCTTGCTGATAGTAGTTAGAACCAGTCGGACTGTAGCCACTGTAGTTGGCATTGATGATATTCTGCAATGCACTTGTATAGTTATCTAATGTAGTGTTGTTGTTGGCTGCTTTCTGTTGTGCAATACTTGCCCACATGCTTGCAATATTGTCTTGAATATTCTGTCTTTCAGACATTTCTTGTGAGTTGATTTTATTCAGAGTGTTATTGTACGCATTGCCAGTTACAAGATTCTCGTAACGACCCGTTCCACTGTTCAATGCTCCTCTGTTTGCAAGTGCTTCACGTTGGTTATACAAAGCACGCATGTAGTTCACATCATTCTGATTTCTGAGCGTCTGATAGTCGCCCTGAGCTTGTTTCAGACTTGTATTGTACTTGCCTTCAAGTGCCTTGCCTTGTTGGTCTAATGCACTGTTAGCCGCATTGACTGCATCAGTTCTAGCTTGCATAGCTGCCTTTAACGCTGCTGCTTGAGCTGCTGCTCTTTCTTGGGCTTCTCTTTCTGCTTGTTGAGCCGCTAACTCTGATGCACTTGGCCCACTTGAAGCGTAACTGGTAGAGTATCGTCTTGAGCCACCACCAGTACCGCCACCTCCACCGCTATTACTTGGTGGGTTGTTCTTCTGCTTGTATGGATACGGTTGGACTCTGTATCCCGCATTTTTCATTGCACCATGTACTGCGGAAGAACCAGTAACTTTTTTACCAGTTTTCTTGTTTACGTATGTTCGGTCTTTGCTTCCACCGCCACCATTATTGATAAATGCCATAGGTTTCCCTCCTAAAAGTCGTTGTCTGCATATGCTTTTTCATATACATTCTTTATGTTCTTGATTGCTAATACTGCCTTGTTGTTTGGATAGTTAGGATTTCTTTTGCAGAAGTCCTCATACCCATTGATAGCTTCTATTGCATCATTAAATTCTTCTTCATCATGATGCACACCTCTTTTGATTTCTCCATTGAATCTCAAGATGCGTGTACGACATGTTTCTGCTTGATTCTTGTCTACCTTGTAGTCAAGCTCTTTCAGCTTCTGTAACATTACTTTATTGCTAGTATTTGAAAATGTATTCTGTACCCAGTTTCCAAACCATTGACTGCCTAGCATTGCAACAATGATGGCAACAACAGTAGAAGAATCTACTGCCATTAACCCTCTCCGTTTGTTTCTTCTTTATCTTCGCCGACTAATTCAACTACTGCTTCTTCATCTGCATCTAATTCGGGTTTCATATTTGCTTGAGATACACCAATCAATGTACCTACAAATACACCTAATGCAGTACAAGTAGTAGCAATTGCATCTGCATAAGGCAAGCCCCAAACTGGGAAGACTGCCTTTACAAGTGTTGCGATAGCGGGTAATACAATTAAACCTACCCACTTTAATACGTTATATGTCTTGTCACTTAAAACCATAATTTCCTCCTAGGCAATGTAGCCTTTCAAATATCTTGCGTCTCCCTTGACGAATCCTTCATTCTTTCCATCTGTTACCCATACCCATGCTTCTTTACCGTTGTATGCATATCCACCGTAGTAGTAGAGCTTTGTGCCACATGGTTCTGTCTTGATGACTGGTGCTTTTGTAGAATTTCCTTTACGCAAGTTCAAGCCTTGCTTTGGAATGACTGTATATGTCTTTCCTTTTGCTAACTTTCGGTTCCAGTGAGTTGGCTTAGTAACATATGTACCGCTTGATGCACCGACTGTGTAAGGAACTGTAGAAGTTGTTTTCCAAGAGAGTCCTCCACCGTTCTTGATGTAGGAGTATCCATTCAGTAAGAACATCATTCTGTTTGCGGGTAACATATTTGCTAGATTGTAGCCGCCTACACGGTTTCTATACTTTGTTCTAACGTGACCCGCACAGATTTCTAGATGAATATGGTTGCCAGTAGCTCGTCCACTTGTACCTTCTTGATACATGATTTCGTTGAACTTGTAGTAGTGACCTACTGTGAAACTTCTTCTAGAGTGTGTTAAGGCAAGTGTGATGTATCTTAGGTAGCCATCTGCACAGAGTACCTTCTTTGCATTTCCATTCTTGTCACAAGACCAGAAGAATCTAGTGTTGCCAGTGTTTGCATTGCCCCAAGCACCCGCACAGTACCAGTACGTGTTAGGCATCTTGTTTCTCCAAACATCGGCACCAGTATCCATTCCAGCAAGGTCTACTTCATATGAAACATGTGAGTAGTGATTTCTTCCGTCATAGGCTGAACCAATCTGAGAAACGTTTAAACATTTCATTCCAAAAGTCAATCTGTCGTAAGTTGTCATTGTTTTCTCCTTTATTAGTTGCGATTACTAGGGTCGAACTAGTGATAACGGAGTCAAAGTCCGTTGCCTTACCGCTTGGCTAAATCGCAATAAGAAAAGCACTCGATTGAGTGCTTAATTAACTGATTCTCATCCAACGGTTAACTGCTACATATGGCTGCATGTTGTTATGTGGTTGGTTGCCACCTGTTTGTTTTGTATTTGTACTCTTGAAATATCCTCGGTTATCACTCCACGCTTCTGAGGTTGCACTTGCTTTAAGATTAACTTCTCCTTGTACACCGTTTAGTTTCCACGCCATTGACCAATCTGCTAGGTCATGGACATGTCTAGGAATTTCACCAATACTTAGAGCATGTTTTTCTTCACCGCCAGTTGTACCGATTGGATAAGTTGCGTTAGATGCGATAGTTACTCGACCATCTTCCAACTTCTTCCATTTCTGAGGTGCCCAAGTCGTGTTAGGATTGAAGTCTTTTCCTTCTGTTCCAAAATCTACAATAATGCCGACTGGATAGATGAGGTTTAATAAGTCAGCCCCCCCGACCATATTCGACACCGTTTTTCACAATTCTTCCCATGTTGTTGTTACCTTTCCAAACTTGTTACACATTTGTTTTCAGTTATAGTTTTGCCAGTGCTTCTGCCACTGCATCATGCCATCTAGGTGGAACTTCTTCCAGTGTCATACGATTCATTGTGATTTGTCTTACGTACCATTTAACCATGATTAATTTCCTCCTACGATTTCTGCAAGTGAAGCGATTGCTTCATTGATTGCCGTGATATCAGCAGAGTTCTGATTGACTGTGTCTTGAAGTGTTGGCTTGTTCATCACAAATTCAAGAATATCTGACGTTGTGCTTCCAAGATTTGCATTGTAATGAGTCATGATTGATTCAATCTTTGTGTATCCGTTGTATGTCGCTACTACTGTTGCCCCGTCATCACTGTAAAGGTCAAAGTTACCACCAAACTTAGCAAGTTCGGATTTGAGTGTATCCACTGTCATCCCGTCTGCTACGAATGCCATCTGTAAAGCTTCGGGAGAGTAATTTACTCCGTTGTCTAATACGTCATAAAACTTGCCATTGATTTTTAATTTGTTCATATTTTCTCCTTAATTAAGCCGTTCTTTCCCAAATGTACACTGCTAGGTATGGCTGCATATTTGATGCACTTCCAGTATCTCCGTGACTGTGTGCGACACCACCACCATTGTAGTTTGTAGAACCAAATGTTTCTGTACTGATTGCGTTCCAACCACGAGCACAGAAATAAGTCTGACCCGCTTGATATTCAGCGGTACTCCATGCCGGTTTACTGAATTTATGTACGTGTGCAGTCATTTCATTCTGTGTAATAGCATGTGCTTTTGTAGTATGAGTATGTGATGCATTGCCACCACTAGTACCTAATGGGTATGTAGAGTTTGCACCAATCAAGCATCGTCCGTCAGCGGTTTTTCTCCATGTTCCACCCCATGCTGTCTGAGGATTGAAAGTAGGACTTGTACTGATGTAGATTGAGCCGACTGGATAGATTCTATCAATCAGTGACTTTCCACCAAGCCCGTACTCTGTTCCGTTCTTTAAGATTCTTGCCATTGTTAATCTCCAATAAAATAAATACTTCCATTGTTCTTGTCTGCATCTCCAAGGGCTGAATAAGCATCCTTTGTAACAAAAACGTGTTTGGACTCTTTTAATGCGTCGTCTACATTAGTCTTGTAGTCGTTAAGCATCTTTTGAATCTGACCGATTGCGTCGGGATTGCCCGATGCACCACTGATAGAAACAATTGCATTGAATACATCTTTGTTGATGTAGTCAGCCAACTGCTTTGATGGTCGCATCAGCTGTTCTCGTGTCTCAGATTCAGAGATTGGGTCGGGATATGCAGAAGCATCTTCAAACCCTTTCTTTGGAGTAAATTCAAATTTATCCATTACTTAATCTCCTTGACAATCGTGTATTCAAACTTGATGGAAGAAATACTCATGTCTTTACCTTTATCAGTCTTTGAGAATCCACTTTCAAGTCTGCAACCCCATAAGCAAATCTTTTTGAGTGAGCACTTTCTTGTGTAGGTCTTTGCATACTTGTATGTAGTCCAACCGAATGTGTTGTAGTGGAACTGGTTCCAAAGGCTGAGAGTAACTACAATAGGTTCTGCGTCCTCTTCTCCGTTTGAATTTTCGTCTGTTATGTATGTAATTCTTGTATTGCAAGCAGTGTCGGCACGAGCTTCAAAGAATACCTTCTTGACTGTTTTCAGTGATTCAAAGTGACTTCCGTCAAACATTGGTGTCTCGTACACTGCGTAGATTTCATTGCCATAGTCGTCACATGAATTTGTGAACTTGCAGAATTTAGCATCAGAAATGAAGAACAGTTCTCTGTCAAGTGCAACTGCATTCGTGACAATCTGACCGTTGTAGCCGATATTCTCCCAGTAGAACCATGCAGTATTTTCAGCAAGTTCATCGAGGGAATACCTTGTACTTGAATCAGTATATGGTGCTAGGTTGTAGTCCCACATCCATACATGGTTATTAATAAACAGTATGTATTTGCCATCGAAGTCGATTGACTTGCACTTGTCTAGATTTGCTTCATCTAGCAGTCCCTTGGCACGTACACCACCGTTGATATTTCTAGAAATAGGTCTTACATTCCGCTCATCTTCAATCAATGAAGAACACAGTGTACATACACCGTATGTCTTGTTGAGCCATGTAAGACGTGAATCAATCAGCTGAACAGAGTCGGGGCAGTCGCAACCGATACTGTTGTTGACTGGTTTTGTATTGAAGTAGTACCGAGTAGTATCTGTTGAGTCCACACCAAACTGATATGTAGCTTCATACAGTTCAGTAGGCTTGAAGATAATCAGTCTGCTGTACTGCAAGCCGAATCCAGTGATATCATCTTCTGAATTGCCGATTTCCATATAGTTCGTTTCGGGAAAGTAGGAAGCGTCAGCAGTATCTGAATAGTAGAAGCGTGATGTTCCGTTTCCCGCAAGGAACAGATGTGAGTTGTTGCCTCCACCGTATGCAGTCCAGTATTTGCACTTCTCGATAACCCCTACATATTCGGGATTGGTAACTGAAATAGTTACCCAAACGTTATCGTTTGTTCCCTTCTGCGGGGCAGTTGTGAAGTTGATTCTGTAGTTTGTTCTGTCAACGGTAAAACTTCCATCGCCCTCTACATGGTCAGCAGTAGCAATCTTGACTTCTACTTTTGTAGAGTCAATTGGAATAACCTTACCGTCCTTGTCCTTCTGAATCGCTTCACTTGGAAACTTGAACTCTTTTGTAGTACCGTCTCCTCTGAATGAAACTTGATACTTTGTACCTAGCATGTTGTATGCATATGGTGTCGTATCTCCACCCGTACCGTCGGGATTGCAGTTCATCAGTACTTGAGGTACGAACGGTTCAACTGGCTTGATTGCAGTTGTTCCATGTTCAAGTCTCAAGTAGATTTTTGGGCCTAAAAAGAACAAGTCTTTATTAAAAACAAAGAAGAAGCCTTCTTCTGAAAGCTTTGCATCTTTGTACTTGCTAGTCATTTTCTGAGCCTTTGTATCGTACTCAAAGATTTCTCCATTTGTCTGAATGAAGATACTGTTTTTGTATCGAATACTTGCAAATACTTCTACATTGAAGTCATATGCAAGTCTCTGCCCGTATCTTTTGCCGAATACACCGTTCTTGTACATCATGTTCGTCAGCTTCGGAGACTGATTCACATTCAATGTATATTCAAGGTCTTGTATATTCAATCCTCCACTTGCGGGAGCAATGATAGGGAGCATCTGAAATTCTGCTGCTCTGTGCGTCTTCTGCGAAATGATTGGCATTGTCAGTCTCCGTATACATCAGTAATAGATACTTCGTTACCTTTCATGTACTTCATCTGTGCATTCTGATAGTACGTATGAAAGATGTCATATTTAGACAAGTCATCATCAATGAAGAAGTTAGCCGCCAAGCCAAAAGGCAGAATCTCATAGTTGATTACATCGTGATAAGGAAGTTCGTCTGTATCACTCGTTACCATTGGAATCTCGTCGAGTGCATCTTCCCCGTCACGCAGTAGAAGTGAATTTTCCAAATCAAAGTTCTCTGAGAGAAGAACATTAGTCCAAGGAATATAGTAGTTGTCATAGTCCTTTGAAGATTGCTTTTCAAACATCAGTGACTTTGCACGTTCATATAATTCTTTAACTGTCATGTGTCTCCTTTCAGAGAACTCTGAAAGTTCTCTTATGATTAACCGCCGAATTTAGCAGTAATTACACCGTGTAGGTCGAATGTGCCCTTAGGGTCGCCAGTTGTAGCATTGACTAATGTCTTGCGTACAAACGCATCGCCATAGTAACGACCTTCAATGAGCAAGCCCGAAATACCAGGAACGTCACTGTACTGTTTCAATTCAGCAATCTTTGTAGGTGCGAATACTTCATTCTTGTGTGTGAATAAAGCAAATGTATCTGCTGGAAGATATTCATCCGGAACTTCGATGATGTTCCAGTTCATGCACTTACCTACAAGACCGTTTGTCAAATGCTTTGCACCTAGTTTTTCAATTGAAATGAAGTCAGGGTTCATAAGCAAGAAAGCGTATGTTGTAGATGTAGGTACATATGCATAGCAGTTTGAACCCATTGAAATCTTCTGATTTACGAACATGGAACGTGCCTTTACGAACATGTCTACTACTGTGTCCTTTGTAGGTGCAGCACTGATTACGTTCTTTGTAGCAGTTTCTGCAGCAGTAGCCCATGTCTGTAATGCGTGCTTGTCAAAGAATGGTGTAACTTGTTCACCAATCTGTTGCTTGATGACTGTTCCCGCTCTCTTTAAAGCAGCGTTGTCCTTTGAGTTACCTTTATCAATTGTCATGGAGAATGACTTGTCAAGACTTAATGTCAAATCTTGGGAATCATCTTCCAGTTCCTTAGGCTGACCATATCTCCATGTGCCACTTCTCTTATAGTCTTGTAAAGGCTGTGTTACTGCGGAATATACATGTACTGTCTTTACACCGTCGAATGTATATTCTGTATTTGTCTTGCCCGCAATGATAGATGATTGCAAGTAAGCCTGTGCCAGTTCGTCTGAATACTTTTCAGCGTAGTTTGTTGCGGATTGTGCCATGATTTAATCTCCTTATTTTCCAAGCAGACCTTCAAGGAACGGGTCGCCGCCGACACTGGAATTATTGGAATTCAAACCACTGTTCGCATTCTTCTTGTTCTTGCTGTTGACTGCATTGTTAGTAGCCTTTGTGCGGAGTGATTTGTTTTCCCAACGCAAGTATGCTTCCATAGGACTCATTCCACCGTTGATATCGTCGATTACTTCCGTGTCTAGGTGTTCAATGTCGATATCGGGATTGTAGTTATACAGAGCTTGTACTTGGTCCCTAAAGTATGCATTCTCTTGTTCTTGTCTCTTTGCTTGAGATTCTGCATCTTGTCTAGCTTTGGCATCACGCTTGTTCTGATAGACTGCATTTGCGTATTCATGAGCCGCATCGTCGTCAACATCGGGATGCTTCTTCTGATACTCATTTGCAATCTGCGTGATTTCTGACTGTTCTTGAAAGTCGTTTAATCTTTCTGCATATTCGTCAATTGTCATGCCCGCTCTTTCAGCGATAGCCGAAATTGACTTGAGTGCACCGTTCTCCAGTGCATCGAGTTTGCCCTTTACCTTGTCGTAATTCATGCCTTTCTGTGCAAGCATGATAGCCTCGTCTTGTGTAAGGGCTTTATCTTCGCCGTTGTAGCGAATGTTCAAGAAGTCTGTCGCTTCTTCTGACTGTGTGTCTTGATTCTCATCTTCGTGAGTTTCTTCTGTTGCTTCTGTATTCTCTTCTGTTGAATCATCAGTAGAATCGTCTGCAAACATCGTTTCAAACACGTCGTCATTTGTGGTTTCAGATGATGATTGGTTTACCATTTCTTCTGCCATTAAAAATTCTCCCAAGTGCTATGGTTGGCACTAAAAAAGGCACCTCATTAGAAGTGTCTTTTCTCAAGCATATTGTAGTTTTTACATATTATTGGACTCAGTCCTACTGATAGAACTCTTTGCTTGCGGCGTAGGTCTCTTGAAGCTGTTCATTTGTAGGGTCTCCACCGCCCGCTCTGTTGTCGATACCGTCCTTCATTCCTTCCGTTTCATCTGTCATAGGCTGAACTGGAGGCATCATCTGTGCTTGCAATTGAGTTTGGTCTTGCACCTTCTTGATGGAGTCGATAAGTTCCTTCTTGTTAGGCAGATACTTGTCGGGAATACCTTCCAAGTATGCTACTGCATCAGTAATAACACCCTTGTCCCAAAGACCGTCAAGTGTCTGTACTTGTGTAGCTTCTGACCAGTAGCTTGACTGACCGATTTCTACATTCAAGTCATAATTCAGATTCTTGATTGTACTGAAATCAATCTGCATCGTAGTCTTGTAGATTACCTTCTGTACACTTCCGACTGGCTGAATCTGCTGACCAGTGAGAGTGTCGTACTGTGGAGGGAGTTCCGTTCCGTCCATAGGGTTCATATACGCAAGTCTTTCAACCAAGCCCAAATCCTTGGCTTGTGCTTCTGTGATACGTACTTGTCTGATACCGTATGATTCAGACATGATATCAATAATGCTTCTTACGATATCCTCATAGAACTGATAGAAGTCGAGCTTCTGAATCTCTAGAGGTACGCTTGATGCCTGCTGAACTGCAACGATGGCAGATGTATTGTTAGGGTTTGAAAGTTCACCCAGTGCGGCATCAGAAGCACCCATGAAGTCCTTTGTATACTGAATCGTAGAGTCAATCAGCTGAATAATCTGATTTGAGAAGTCGGGAGCCTTGACGGAATCCATCATCTTGCCCGCCATATCCATGTTAGGCAGTGATACCGCCTTTGTTACATCATTTGTAAGTTTCCCTAGCTTTGTCTGGTCGTAGAAGATTTTAGGGAATCCCATATTTGTCATGTAGACCATGCACATTGCGAAAATCTTGTTGATGAAGATTTGGTTAGGAATCAAACCCGTAATAGGAGACTGACCGTGATATGAGTTCTTTCTGCGTTCCCAAGTCATGTATGCAACTGGATAGTTCACATATCCCGTATCTGTTTCTTCCTTGAGCACTACATTTTCTGTACATTTCATGTAATGCACGGAAGTAGTGTTCTTTGTTATCTCTGTCTTTGTCAGTGGGTCAATACCTATTGTTTCTTCCTTCTTTACCTTCCAAAACTTTGTAATTACAGTAACCAAGTCATTGGAATCCGTGTTAATCAAGATGCCATTAGGGTCAGAATCAGAGTGAATGCTCTCGATATCTTCCTTTGAGACTCCCCATGCTTCTGCCATGTCCTTTACTGTGTCCTTGTACAGACGCTGAACAACAAGGATATAAGGCTGAGACTGTACGTCAATACTGTATGGATTTCCAAAGATGACATTTGTGTTGTCGATAATCTCTGTACGTACCTCGCCCTTTGCATCTTGGTTCGTTTCTATATCGGGGTCGAATGTTACGAACATGCACGTATCCCCGTCTACTGCACAGTTCTTCATATTTGTACGACACTTGAAGTTTGTCTTGTCTCTTTCAAGCACCTTTTCAATTTCTTTGGAAATAACGCTGCAGAATGCCTTATTCTGTGTAGAAGAGTCAAACGGTTCGATATTTACTCCTACATTGTCAGATACAATCATTGCAGTATAGTACGTACATACACGCTTGATGAGGTTGAATACTGGCTTCATTAGGTTAGGTGCATTTACACCGTCCCACTGGTCGCCTAGATAGAACTTTTCGTTCTTTTCGACCGTTTCGTACAGTCCTTGTGACTGATTATATGTCTGCCCGTTGGAATATTCATCCCATACAGCCTTTGGAGTTGTCTTAATTTTCATTTCCACCTCCCCATGAGAGTACATTGATGACCTGTCTCAACTGTTCTTTTTCCTCTTTTGTAAGACCGTCCTTGTCAACGAGTCTCTGAGCTTCTGCCTTTCCGTCTGCATAGCCCTTGTGATATGACTTGTAGCCCATGAATGCACCGCTCATCAGCCCGCACATGGCACAACATACGATAATAAGTAAAATATCCATTTCAGCCTCCGTAATTGATAAAATCGAGGTCATCTTGTGAGTATTCAAACTCTTCTGATACCTCATTATTCTGTACATATTCAGCTTGTGGCATGGTGTAATACGTAATTGCAGCTGCCATTACACAGTCATCGTGTGCACCTTCTGCCGCTTCCGCTCTTCCCTTGTCATTCTTGATGAAACTCAGTGCTTCATGAAGGAAATCAGTGTCACAAATCAAATCTAGATGGTCATTTACAACATCAGTAAGCAAATCAATTGCCAGTGGTCTAGTAAGTGATGTAGTTCTAAAGCCGAATTTCTTCTGCAAAGTCTTTTTGTACTGGTCTACCGACTCTCGTACATACATATTCAAGTATCCGAACTCTTGAAGCTTCATTGTCGGATAGGTAGAAAAGTTGGTTTCGGGGCATAGCATCGCATAGTTGTAGTAGTATCCGAGTCTCATGTACTGCTCGACGAACATTTTCTCGCCATTCTGAGCACGGTACTTCGCTACCATCTTTCCGCCTTGGTCCTTGTCAACCACATAGGCTACAAACCAGTCTGAACCTTCTCCCGCAGTATCTGCACCGCTTGAATATGTATGACCGAACTGAGGTGGTTCATAGATAGTTACATATCCGCCTTGTGATTCATAGAAATTGCCTTGGTCAGTGAACATTCCTACCTTGCAAGCCACTGGATCCTTCTCTAATTCTCTTACACGAGCCATTACAGTCTGTGTATTGAATACTGGTCGTCCACTCAGAATAAACGCTTCTTCGGGATTGCTCGGATATTCTTGGCGGAACTTGTTGATATCGTTACCACAAAGGTTTCTGATGGCATTTCTACGCCACATAATCTGTTCGTCATCAAGGTCGTACTCTTTCTTGAGACTGCGTTCCTCTTCTGTCAGTGTTTCTCCGTGGTACGGGAGTCGATACTCCTCCATTTCAAACCATGGTACAAACAGTGGAATCATGTCGGATTCGCCACGTACCGCCATATCCCACAGATTCTTGAAGTAGTTGTAGCCGTTGGCAGTACTTTCAATTACAAGCATACTGAATCCGTGCTGAGGAAGTGTCTGCAACAGACCCGTCATCTGGTCAGCTACTGTCTGCCCGTCTTGTTCCTCCCAGAAGGCTAACTCTGAGCAGTGAATGTAATTGAACGTATTGGAACGTCCAAGTCCTTCTTGCCCCGCAGTCGCAACTCTGATATTACTTCTCAAACCCTTCTTGCTCTCATCATCTGTCTTGCTCGGATTCTCGAATCTCAGTTCCTTTGCATTGGAATACTTGAGCATCGGTTTCAAGCCTTTAGGCAAGTTCTCGTAGTATCTCTTGCACATATCAAAGATATGCGTACTACTGTCGCTCGTATGTGCTACAACCAAGGCACTTCTGAAAAAGTTCGTCATGCACAGGCTTGTCATGACCGCTTCCGTGACCGTTGAGAAGCCCATCTGTCTAGCCTTGAGGATAATAACCTTCATCGGCTTGTCAGCGTTGTAGTGCTCTTTAAATATGTCGTAGAAACGATTCTGTGCGTGGTTCATGACCAAGGGTCTCAGTTCTCCGCTCTTGGTCTGAATGTTCATGAATCGCTCTATATACTCTTTCAGAGTAATTCCCAAGCCTTCATTCATGCTTTCATCTTTCCACCAGTCAATGCTTGCTCTAATGTGATTGCACCACTGTCTACTGCTTCAATTGTGCCCTTGTCACTCCATCCCATATTCTTCAATCCGAAGATGGCACCAGTGACCGTACTCTTATCCATCATCTGATGCTCGTACATGTCTTGAAACATTGCTTGTGCATACTCGATAGCATCATCATACTTTCTGTTCTTGCTCAGTTCGTTCCACTTTCTCTTGCCGATTCCACAGTACAGTAGCAGTCCCGCCTTTGTAGGCTGCTCCTCTTTGTCAAAATACTCGTGTACCTTATCTTCAAACTCATTTGGAGTTAGATTTAGGTTGAATCTTTTCTGCGGTCTTCCCATTTCTTCCACCTCTTATTCTTGAATTGGTTATCTTCTCTACTGTCTCTGTACTGACTTTCACTCTAAGGTCGGGCAGTACCATAATCCATTCCCCGTCGTTCTCAGCGAAGTACTCTATCTTGTCAGTATTGATAATGTAGTTGTCTTTTCTAATGAACATATATGCTCCCTGTATACCCCTCATACTAGGGATTTTTACTTGTGACTCAGTCCATTGAAACTTTGTGGGGGTGCAATTTTACGCGGGGAAAACTATCTCTAGGAGGCTAACAACCACACAACAACAATAACGTTCCACATATCCCACGGGTGCAAAATACCCCGTGCGTGCTCGCGTGTGTGCGTATGTGTGCGTGCGTACGCGTTACGCGTGTGTGCGTGCGTGTGTGCGTGCACGCGTGATACCTTATCTATTATCATTTGTCAACCATTTTTTTGATAATATCCATTGAGATATTCAACAGCAACATGAAAAGCCTTTGTTTATGGTCGTTTGCTATCAGCTTTCTACCATTTTCAACCATGTGAAAGAATCGTGTTTCTTCACAAGTTACAGTTTGTGAAAACATCATCAATTATCACGAATGAATAAATGACCGAACGTCATTTTTTTTAAAGGTTACGTTACGTTACTTTATTTTGAGTTTTGTTCCAGTTTTAATTATTTGTGAATTTCTTTTATTTCTTCACAATACAAATATATTTGTGAAATAATTATATATTTTCACAATGGT